CTGCATTTTTCCTTGTTCCTATAGGATACCAATTCCCAATTTCCACTGCATCTGAAACTGAATTGTTTACACCTATTCCAATTGCGACGACATTTTCATCACTACTTACATTGTTTCTACCAACGGCAACAGAATAATTACCACTTGAGGTATTATTGTGCCCCACGGCATTAGAATAACCACCACTTGCAGTATTACCATACCCCATGGCATTAGAATAAATACCACTTGCGGTATTATTGTTCCCCCAGCCACTAGAATAACCACCACTTGCGGTATTGAAATAGCCCACGGCAATAGAAGCTGTACCACTTGCAGTATTACCATACCCCATGGCATTAGAATTTGTACTACTTGCAGTATTTTTAATCCCAATAGCTGTACTATTCTGACTGCTTGCTTTGTTTTGACCACCTAAAGCAATAGATTCAAATCCGCTTGCGACTTGATCAAGGTTAGCACGATTTTCTTGAATATCTAAAGCACGAGTTCCTCTTGTATTGCCAGTTTTATTACCACCAACATACGCACTTCCAAATATTTCAATTGCTCCGCTTAATGATGTATTAAGTTTATTTATACTAATGCCACCATCCCTAACAATAATAGCTCCACTAGAAAGCTCTGTTGTGACATTATCCGTTGCCCCAGCAAGAAATGCCGCATCAGTCACAAGTTCATTTAAGTTTGTAGATGTTACCGTGCCCCCATCTACATAAGGAGTATTTACAGATAAGATTGCCATTATATTGCTGTGTTGGTTGATCTAAAGGCTTGAGCACCAGTTACTTGAAGTGATCGTATTGTGGGTCTGCCTGTTATATTATTAATGTTAAATTGAATACCGTATGCACGGCTATTACCTATTCTACCACGGATGGAAACATCTTCACCTTGAAGTAAAGGATTGCCATTTAATCGTTCAGATAAATTTCCCAAGGATAAATTATAATCAATGTTTTCTGTTTCTGCCGAAATTGTAAAATCAGAAGATCTTTCTGGGGATGATTGAGTGGCAAGTTCAAATGAATTCCATTTTTTTCTATCAATAGCTTGGAGTGTAAACTGTCGTGTTGTAATCTGGGCGGGTATATTGTATGTTCTAGCCAAACCAACGGTAGAGGGATCCGCAGTAATAACATCTATAGCGTCAGCACGAGCGTCTAACTTGTGCACTCCGCCAAATGTATTTATTGCATAAACACCACGAGTAAGACCGTCACCAGCTACAATTAAATTATCAAAATCAAATCCTGCTGTACTATCTACACTATCTATGCTTTCCCATTGTTTGTTTAAGAAATTATAAATAATAACTTTATTATTAAGATTTACACCTTCTCCTACTGGAATTGCTAAATAATATCTATTATCGTAATAAACGCCAACAGACTTTGTCCAAGCATTTTTGTTAATATTGCGAATAGTCTTCTCTATTGACTCACTCAATGGAACTTCGTTGCCACGGAGGTTGTATAAATCTTGGAATGACACGCCATATACGCCATTATCAGAAAGGAACATTATGTTGTCACCTATTTGAACAATGCTATTTCTGGCTACACAACCTACTTCATCGGTAATTAAAGTTGTTTGACCAGCACTAAGTGATGTTGTGCCAGTAATAACATGAATGCTATTTCTCATAAAGACAATAAGCGTGTCATTAGTAAAAGAATGCAGTCCTACGATAAAATCAGCGGTTCCAGCATTTGGTCTAAATTTTCCATTTAAATCATCATATGCGTCAATATTTAGACCGTTGGAAAAAATAACCTCATCCCTTGTCCCTCTGTCAGTATAAGTATCAACAGTGGATTCAACATTAAATTCAAAAGGAACCGCTAATCTTTCTGAGTGATATACTCCATATTCGGGTGCTGGCATTTTAATATATCCAACACCCTCAGAAACTGGTTTGCTGTAATGATTATTGCTTGAGCTTTGATCTGCTACTTGTGCAAAAAATGTAAAAGTATTTGTAGTAACACTGGCTATATCATAAGACAATCCAACAGTTAAATCATTATCACTACTTGATTCTGTAATAACAATTTTATCTCTTTCATTTAATCCGTGAGCAGTAGATGTTACGGTTACTCTTCCATTAAGAATAACAGTATTATTGCCAGAATCACCAAGTTGCTCGGGTTGTTGAAAATCACCGCTTGGTGCTTTTTCAAAATCATTAGTTGGGTCGCCATCCCATATCAATGGAGTTTCTCCCCTTCTAAACAAAATAACTTTATTAAAGGCTTGTACTAACGAAGCTTCATTTACAATTGTAACACCAGCGGGGTATGCTATTGTAGTTGTTGGTATAACTAAAGGATCTAAATTAACTAAAACTGCCTCAGAAGATGTTGCTACAATAATAAACTGACCAGTTGTATCCAAAGGATTTGAATAGGCACAAGAAGCCACTACCTTTGGCACTATATCTATTAGTACAGGAGGTGTCCCTAGGTCATCTAATGTAAAGGGTAATGTAATCCCAGAGCCAGGAATCAAAAGAGATCCGCTAATAATATCAATACCCTTACGAACTTGCCATTCGCCATTAAGATCCATGCGACCATTTTGACTATCCGCAAGGACTCCTGGTTTTAATTGATCAGGTCTAAACCGATTGTTAAATCCAAAAAACCCAGAATCCAACTCATCTATCATTTGAGAGTCAGCCTGACCGTATGACGAAAATCGCGACATTTACTTTTTTTTCTTTTGAGGGAAACCTGCCTTCATGTTAGAATAAGCTTTATTGCTAATAGTTGATTTGCTTTTGGGGCGACTTGTCCCCGCTTTTTTACGTTTATTTATATTTTTATATAGACTCATATTAACATTTCCAAGCTTTTCGTGACCAATAATTGGCTGAAAGTTTATTATTTTTACCTTTTATTCCGCCACTACGAGCACAATAAGAGCGTTTGCGATCTGGTTGACTTGATTTAATTGTCATGTTTGCGTCACCAAAACGAACAATTTTTTCCTTGCCATCCTGACAGGCTTTTACAACGGACTTCTTCCCCCCTGAAGAATCTCTACGGGGCTTGTTGCAAGCCATCTTGCTTTTGTCTATCTTAGCCACGACGACGAGCCATTGGACGACCCACTGGACCAGCCATCGGACGACCCATTGGACGTTGTACCATTGGGCGTTGTGCCATTGGGCGAGCCATTGGACGTTGTGCCGCCATTGGACGAGCACGTTTTACAGCGTTAGCACGAGGTTGGCGAGCACGGTTTGCCGCCGCCATTCCTTGTTTTGTGTATGGGAATTTCTGTCCTCCTACATTTGGCATAATTATATTCTCCTACTGGGTTTATTTTAATGGTTTGCGGGTCATTTTCTTACCGCTACCTAAATTTCTTGGTTTAATATTATGAGAGCTACCATCGCATTTCGGCATGGTGCTGGATTTTCCACAATTGCACTTTTTCATATTATTTGACTTGAGATGAACCAAAGTAGAATCCTACAATGGCTAAAGCTGTTTGCCTAATTTCTGGTAAAATAACGAAGCCCTGCACGGTGTCCCATTGCAGGCTCTTGAATAGCCCTAGAAAGCCGTTTGTCTCTCTACCTATGGTCACCCCTACGTCAGTCCACGCAAAGACGAATGGGGCTACTACAATGGCAAAGATTGTGCATACGACTAGAAACCTGCGAACTATGACCCCGCCATCGCGTTTTGCGGCGGCATCCGCAGAAGCATCTGCCGCTTGCTGGGAAGCAATCATACGCTCAAACTGGCGAGCTTGGCTTTCCATTTGAGTGCCAATCAGCTTCATTACAAAACCGCTGATTCCTCCCCCGAGCATTGATAGTAGTTCTGGTGTCATTATTTATTAAGGAGTTCTTTGATTACCTTGATTGCGGATGCGGTCATATAGATGAATGTCGCTAGTCCTACGCAGAAACCAAGGGTTCCATTGACGGGAGAAAGTTCAACGGTAGCTATAAAGCCTCCTGTTCCAATTGTTGATTTGTATATGATGTCATTCATTGTTTTAAAAGTCTGGAGCCGTAAGAACTGTCCATCCTGCATTTTCTAAAATAACTTTATTAGCTAATCCTGCGGCAGAAGGCTGGGCATTACCTCCGCCTACGCTTATTTTATTTGGATTAGTAAATGTTCCTGCCTTGGCGGCAAACTTTGCCAAGATAAGATCAACCTCTGATTCAGACAAACCACAAGTGCCTGCATAAAATTCTTCTATGTCTTCGTAAACATCAAAGTCAGCGGCAACCGTTAGATTATTAGCTAGCCCTTTATTGTATTCAGCCATACCTCCGTTACCTACGTGATAATAAACCAAGGAGGTACAACCCGAAAGGTTTGGTATTTCTCCAGTTAACATAATGTGAGGATTTGAAAAACTCGTCTTCGTGCCATCATCTTGCCCGTATGCACTATATCGGTTAATACCAGCATTAGCTGATATGTCGTGAATTGCTCCACGGAAAGCATTTCCTTTGACTACATAGTTTGTCTGGCTAGACGAGTATTTCGGCAAGTCACCTGTAAAGTTATTATCATCAATGAACAGAGCAACTGACGTTATTGAATTTGGGAAATCACCCGAAATAGAATTGCCCTTCAAGTTAAAATTTGAATAGGACCCAGCCATAGTAGGATTCATCCTACGAGTAAGCCCAATGTCTTTTAATACAAGATTGGCACTAGTGCCTTTTATTGCATCCCACCAAAAGGTTAAATTCTCAAGACTTGAAAAGTTAGTGTCTTTAAAAAAGTTAGTAAAAGATTTATCTGTAGTAATTGTAACCTGATTTCCCCCAGTTAATCCAGTGTAAGTATGTGTTACTGCAAATTCTGAAACCGTGCTTGAAGTTCCGTCACCCCAGTAAACAGTTACGGGAGATGCCTGCGGACCAATAGTAAACTCAACAGTTTCGGTTCCGCTTGCGGGTACTGTAAAAGTAAGAAGAGGAACCCTATATGGATCGGGCGTTGGAAGAGGTTCTTCTATGCTGTCTGAACCCAATGCGTCAAATCCGTGCATTGGAGACATCATTGACTCCTGCATCAAACCGCCAACAGATGTTAGCTGTTCGGTTTCCATTAGTTAGTCAGTTCAGATGCAAAAATAACTGCTGTGCCACCAGCAGATAAAAATTGTGCAACACGAGCGGCTTCTACACTAAGAGTATAGGCACGACCTGCATAAAGCTTATGACCATTTGTGGTTGTGGGAGTTGACCCATCAACTGTCATAAATACATCATCTGCTTGAACATCAAACGAAATGGCTTTTGTGCTACGGACGAATGCAGAAAAACTTGCAACTGTAGATCCAGTAGGACTTAAGCGTTGTGATGTAGCACCATCAGTAGGTTTTAAATATAAGTTACTAATATATGAGTTCATTATTATCGGGATTGTCTATTGACATATGTTGAGATTTTTTTTCCAACGATGTTGGTATTAGCTATTATACTAGCCTTGCCAAGCTCGTCATCTAAATATTGTTCTGCAATTTGTTCTTCTACAATAGCTTTTTCATTTTGACCGTCCATACGAAGAAAATCTGCATAAACAGCGTGAGCTATAAAATAATAAAATTCCAAAGGAATAAGGCTAGAAAACACTATGTCGGGAACTTCTTTTTTGTATGTAACATATACCGAATCAGATGATCCACTTCGTACATTTAATAAAGACGCTCCACTTTCGGTTACATAAAAATCATACTCAATAGTGGAATTACGATCAAAAGGTTGATTCCTGTGAATACGTTGAAACTCGCCAATGTTTGTTTTACCTGCTTCAGTAAAAGCAACTACATTGTTTGCATCAACCGTACGAGCTTCCCCAGCTACTAAATACCGTGCCCAAAAAGGATACGCATCAAAAGCTTGTTTAAACCTGCGGTTGGTAAAATTCAATATATAGCTATCTTCCTCAGTGGTAAAGTCATTTACTCCCGCTAAGGATTTTACTAAATTAAATAAGGATTCGTATGATCTAGTTTGCACTATATTTTATTTGCACTCAAATCTGAGTAAGTTTTATTGTAATACTTTAAGAATTCTTTAGAATGAACGTGCTCAGTGCCGTATTTTAGAATCATTCTAAAATAATCCCGTGCGGGGATTGTTGCTACACATTTACCAAGCACTGGATGCGTTTTACCTTTTTCTGCCGTTGCTTCTTTCCGTGCAATGTCACGACGGAAGCCTTCCGTAGCTCGTTCTTCCGCAAAGCTATTTTTAACTTGATCCATAAAAGCACGATCAATAGCTTCTTGTGTAATTTCGTGAGGTTTGCTAATTATTTCCATAATAAAAAGGCGGGGGGCTTTCGCCCCCCAACCAGAATTATTTAAGCTTGTCCTTGGATGAGACCGTGAGCCTGTGGGTGATAAACACCGAGGGTCAAAGCACAATCCACGATACCACGCTCACCACCACCAAGATTAGGCAGACGAGAAGTTCCCATTGGGATCAGCTCGTGAACACCGTAGTATTCAGGGTTTACGAGGAAGCCAGCACCCTTATTTGTTGCAGTGCCAAAGTTAGGCATACAGACAGGGTTGCCATTTACGATAGAAACGATACCATGATCGCTTTGGTATAGCTCAACTGATAGTTTAATATCAGCAGAACCACCATCGTAGTTCACAGTGCGAACTGAATCAGCATCAGTACCGCTTACACCAGCCAAACGAGCGAAATCGCTAATTGTGCGGCGTAGACCTGTGTTAGCTACAAGTGTAAGTCCGTTGCTTACTCCATTAACATCAAAGATGCTGGAAATAAGGTCATTGAACGCACTCTCGTTGAACGGAGTAGCAGTATCTTCAGCT